AAAAGGCACGGAAAGCACCGCCGAGCAACATCGGTTCCGGTGGTCACAACGAGAATAGCTCCGACCACATGGATGTTGAGTCATTGACCGTGGAAGATTGGGCAGCGCTGCCGGATTCCGTGCGCGCGCGTTTACTCGGCGACACGCTGTAAAACATTGCAAAAATTACACGCTGAGCGTATAGTGGATGGTGTTGAGACGGGTGGTGGTTACTCGGTCTTGTCCCCAGGGATGGGGAACCCTCAACATACTTCTCCAGCCATGGGGAAGAGTCCTCCTTCGACGCCTGAACAACCCCCAGTCTTTAAAAGGCTGGGGGTTTTTCTTTATGAGTCGTGGAAACGGCGGGCTAGGTCAGCTAGATGGCGCATTACCTGTTCGTTCCTCGCTTGGCTGTGTGCTTCAGGATAGAGCAAAGCCAGTAGGCAGAATCTCCCCTCGTCGTACATATGCTCGGTGTAGACTAACGCCGCATCGCGCTCAGGTTCATTGTCTCGGCAGGCACGTTGATCGAGAAAATTTCCTACAAAGCCGTGTCTTGGAGGAACGCAAATGTGGACGTGCATCAAATTTAAGGAGGCGATTGACTTGGGCCAGCTATAAGGCCCATGCCGCCCGTAGCGCCGCGGTATTGATTCACCGTCACCTCGCAGGTACCTAATAAAGTCTGCGAAATCCTCCTTGATATTGTCGGTCAGTCCCGGGAAGTCTGTGTCGAATTGTTCAAAAAGGTGCTTTGAGTCTGGGTGGTATTCTACTGACAGGCGGCGGTTTGGGGTGAGTCGCATACGGCTTGGCCCTATGACATAGCAGCAGTCATGCGATCCGCAACGGCGGCCAAAGCTTCGCCGGAAGTTTTCCCTTCGTGTGTTGCCGGGGTGGCTGTTTTCTGAAAGGCAAGCCGTTGGGCTATTACCGCCTTGCTTCTCGCTGCGGCAAGATTGTGGCGCAGTTCGAGCAGACCAATATCACTGGCAGTGTCCTTGCCTAACTCGGAGAGCATTTGACGCACGTCCCTCTCAACATAACGGAGAGCATCTGCTAATGCGCTATAGGACGCTGCGTTGGCATCGACTCCGGCAGGCATACTATCCAGGCGTTCAATATCCACTTCGAGCAACTGTGCCAGTCGCTTGGCCTTAGTGGCTGCACGCCGGAGTGCCTGTCGCGGTTCGCTTTTTCGAAGGTGTTGAGGCTGGACATGAGGTGCAGGAGCAGAATGCGCAAGGGCCTCAACTACTACGGAGGCGGAACCTACGCCGCTGGCGAGTCCCGCCAAGAAGCCGATCGCAATGCTCACACCTGTCTTTTTTGTTCCAACGGCCATCTTCGGCTCCCTCTCTAACTCCTGCTTTTAGTTTAGGGCAGGAGTCACTATTCTGCTGCAATGGTTGCAGGGTTGGGAATTATAGACCCCCGTTATATTTACAGCAAACACACAGCTTGCTCTTATATACACGCAATGCGTATAATAGCGGTACGGGTTAGCTCACGATACGAGCCTGGGTCGCTCCCATAACAGCGCACTTTGCTACGGCAGTCCACGAGACGGACAAGAGGTTCACAACATGATGACTTTAACTGCCTAGCGGGTGGCCTATCCCTCGCAGGCGATGATATGCGAGGCCAATAATGGCTAAGACGAATTTTGCTGCCCTGACCGACGAACAAAAGACGGCGTGGGGCATGGATTTCTGGGCACACGCCCGTAATCGTTCCTTTATCAACAAGTTCCTGGGCAAGTCCGCGAACTCGATGATTCATCACATCACCGAGCTGCGTAAGGACAAGAAGGGTGCCCGCGCTGTTCTGACCCTGGTCGCCGACCTCCAAGGCGATGGTGTCGTCGGGGATAACCGCCTCGAAGACAACGAGGAGGCGATGAAGAGCTTCGATACTGTTATCCAGATCGACCAGCTCCGCCACGCTAACCGTATCGAAGGCCGCATGGCGGATCAGAAGTCGATCGTCAACTTCCGTCGCCAGTCGCGCGACAAGCTGGCCTACTGGCTCGGCGACCGTATTGATCAGCTCGCGTTTTTGCAACTGTCCAGCTTGCCTTTTAGTTTGCACACCAACGGCGCGGCCCGCGTAGGCTCCACCCTGGTCGATCTGGAATTTGCCGAAGCTACTCCGGCACCGACCGCTAACCGCCAATTCTATCTGGGCGCGAACGGTGATCTAGTACAGGGTACTGGTTTCGACGCACCGGACGGCTCGCTGACTCCGCTAACCTACAAGTCGCTGGTTCGCATGAAGGCTAACGCCAAAGATGCGTACCTGAAACCGCTGCGTAGCAACGGCGGCGAAGACCTGTACATGGTGTTCGTAACGCCTCAAGGCATGGCTGACCTGCGCCTTGACCCCGACTTTATCCAGAACGTCCGCCACGCTGGTGTCCGTGGTAAGTCCAACGACCTGTTCTCTGGTGCTTCCAGCGTGATGGTCGACGGCATGATTATCCATGAGTACCGCCATGTGTTCTCTAACGAGAAAGCGGCTGACGGTAATCGTTTTGGTGCGACTACCGGTAACGACATTGGTCAACGCGTTCTGTTCTGTGGCGCGCAAGCCCTGGGCATGGCCGACATCGGCACTGCTGAGTGGGTCGAAGATGTGTTCGACTACGAGAACGAGCTGGGTATTTCCGTCGCCAAAATCTTTGGCTTCCTGAACCCGCAGTTTAAGGGCAACCTCGCCCACTTTGACTCGAAAGAGAACTTCGGCGTCATGGTGATGGATACCGCGCTGTCTATTTACGCGTAAGGGATACCTTAGCTGGCAGGCTTTTGGGCGGTGGCAACGCCGCCCCTTTTTGGAGAACTAGCAATGTCGCATTACGTTTCTGACAAAGACCTCCAGGTTGTCAAAAACGGTGTCACTGCCCGTTTCAAAGCCGGTATCCCACGCCCGCTTCGTGAGTCGTTGATCGAAACAGCGATCGGCATGGGCGTTCGACCGGTAGACGGCAAGGCACCAGAACTACCGAAAAGCGATGCGAAACCGTCGCTTGAGCATATCGCCGAGGCGATCAAGACCATCAAAGCCCGTGGCCGCAAAGAAGATGTGACGACCACCGGCGAAGTCCGTATGAAGGCGCTGGAAGCGGAAGTGGGCCACGATGTGACCACCGAAGATCGCGACGCCGCAGCGGCACTGATCGAGGGCTGATAGATGCCGGTACAAGTGAGCGATGTTCTATCGCGGGCGCAGAAACTTATCCAGGACGACACCGGTATCCGGTGGCCGTTGCCTGAACTAGCGTGCTGGTTCAACGATGGTACTCGTGAGGTGGCGATCCATAAACCTTCCGCGTCGGCTAAGAGCGTCGTTCTTCCACTTGTACGTGGCACTCGGCAAGTGATCCCTGCGGGGGCGCTGATGCTTCTTCGGGTGATCCGCAATTTGAAGTCGGGCAGCACTGACAGCAACCGCATCGGTGGCCGTTCGGTTCGTGTGGTCAACCGCGATGTGCTGGATACCCAGCACCCCGATTGGCATGACGAAGATGCAGCGGCGTTCTCGCCCCAGGTGAAGCACTTCGTGTTCGATGAGTCTGACCCCACCGCCTTCTATGTGTACCCAGGCAATGATGGTCAGGGGCAGATTGAGGCGTTGGTGTCACACTCGCCGGAACCGGTCGATACATCGGGGGCGACGCTCAGCGCCTACAACGTGCCGATGCCCTTACCTGATGTATACGCCAACGCGGTGCTGGATTATGTGCTGTATCGCGCATACTCCAAAGACGCATCGTTTGCGGAGAACATGCAGCGGGCGGGTGCCCACTACAACGCGTTTACCACGTCGCTGGGGATTAAACTCACCAACGAAACGGGGGCTGGCCCAACCACGGCTGGCTATCGGGTAACACGCGATGCTTGATCTGTACGAAGAACTGCTCCCCGATGTGCTAATCGCTGTACCTGGATGTCCTGATCTGACCGCCGAGCGGGCTATATCCCGTGCCGCTCGCCAGTTCTGCATGGACACCCACGCGTGGCGATACACCACGGAGTCCCAGCCGGTGATTAAAGGGCTACGTGACGTAGAACTTGGCGTACCGGCAGAGGCGACGATTATCCGCCCATTTTGGGTAACGCTCGGCAGTCGGCAGTTGTTGGGTATCTCTGCGTCAAAGATCACGACGGAGGAGGCCAACCCGACGGGCTATATTATCGCGCCCTCCGGCACACTGATGTTGGACTGCCTGCCGAAAGAAACGATGGTGCAGGATGCGCTGGTCGCTCATTTGGCTCTTGCACCCAAGCGGGGTGAAGCGGTGTTGGCCGATGAGCTGGCACCGTTTCTCGATATGATCCAGACCCTTGCCACGGCGTACCTACTCACCATGCCCTCTGTTGAGTGGCGCGATCGCCAAGCGGCCAGTGATATGTTCTCGCTGTATCAGGGCGGGGTGCCGGAGGCCAAGCGGTTTGGGCAGCAGCGCAACCAATCCATCCATCGGGCGATGAAGTATGGCGGCATCTGAGGTCGATTTCGTTCTGGTGGATAGCCGCCCGATGCTTCGTGACTGTTTCGGTTTACTAGATGAGGGTGTCGAAGCTATCTTGGCGCGCTGTCCAAGCGAGCGTATAAATGGCGCGGACGTTTATACAGCGGTTATCAACGGAGCCTGCGAGCTTCGACTTGTGCGTGTTGATCTGGATATTGCTGGTTTTGTAGTCACCTACAAGAATGTCGATTTGGTTGGTCGAGGCACGTTGTTTGTCTGGTTACTCTATTTGACACCTGGGATTCCTGACACGATGGGCGAAATTGTGGCGGAACTTGAATTGATGGCCAAAGAACAAGAGTGCCAAGCAATCGAGTTTTGCACTACGCGCCCTGCGTGGGAACGTCGACTACAAACGCATGGGTTTAGACCCAAGGCGATCTTGCTTTCTAAAGAGGTAGTCTAATGAGTGCGATATTCGGTGGCGGCAGTAGCTCACCTTCCAAGCCGGAAATGTCTGAGTCCGAAAAGGTACAACATGCGGTTTCGGCGGCGGAGTGGGATTACTACAAGAACACCTATGTGCCCCTCGAAGGGCAGTACCTTAAAGAGTCAGGTCGCGACGTTAGTGATCGTGGCCGTGCCCAGGCGTCATCGGCAGTAATGCGCGAAGGCACCGACGCCATGCGTCTCTCGGCACTTGGCGGTGGCACGTCGTCGACGGCTGACACGGTGGGGGCGGCGCTTACCGAAGGCAGAGTGGGGGCGACCCGTGCGGCACAGCTTGAACGCGACGGTCGTATGGCGGGGGCGTTGGGTGTGGGTCGTGAAATTGCGACAGACACCAATCGTTCGTTGTCGTCACTAGCCCAAACCGGCGCACGCGGCGCGATTAACGATATGCAGAATAAACTACGTGTCGACACCGCTCGCAGCGCGGCGCGTGCCGAAATGCTAGGCACACTAGCCGGTGCCGGTGCCGCGATGTATACCGGCGGCCAAACAACGGGCGGTACTGGCAAATACTGGAGCCGTAAAGGTGGGCAGACAACTACTCAGGCCGAACCCACTAGCATCTTTTGAGGTAACGTATGGCTCAGACACTAAAAGACCTCGAAGCGCAACTGGCGGCTAACCCTCGCCCTGCGCCCATCATCGAGCGGGGCGATGGTGCTGGCGGCAACGCCGGTGCTACTAACTACCGCGAGATTAGCCGATGGGAACGCCAGAATGCCAGCCTCCTCCGTAGAATTAGTCGGCTCCGTTCGCAGCAAAGCGGCTACCTTCCAGACGGTAGCTATAGGTTAAACACCAACGTTACCGACGAACAAGCCGAAGAGATGGCAGGCCGCGTGTCGCGTGAGCAGTTTGAGCGCTACATGCAGATGTTTGCGCCCCAAGAGCAAGCGCTTATCGGCTCGCTCGACGAAACACAGGCCCAGGATGCTGCGTCAACCGCTCAGGCCGATGCGATGCGCAGCCGTGCGGCACTGGAACGGATGCGTCAGCGCTACGGTACTTCGTTGACCGGCCAACAGCGACAGGCAGAAACGGCCCAGAGCCAGCGAGCCACGAGGCTCGGTGCGCTATCCGCAGTGAATACTGGTCGGCAAATGGACGAGGATCGTAAGTTTAATCTGCAAGGTACCATGCTGAATATCGGCAATAACCTATCGTCTAGCGCTATGGGTGGGCTGACCACTTCGTCAAATAACGCCAACGCCCGCGAACAGTCTTACCAGCAGGCACAATCTCAGTATAAGGCTCAACAGCAACAGCAGATGGCTAGCACTGTTAGCTCTCTTGGTTTGGCGGGTGCTATGTTGTTTGCGGGCGTGTAAGGAGGCTCTATGTCACTAGGTACAGCATTAAGTTCGGGCCTCCAAGCGTTCACCGCTGTGCGAGGCGAGCAGCGTAAGCAACAGTTGCATGATTTGCAGGTCGAGCGTTACGGGCTGCTCAACGAAGGCACGAAGCTCGATAACCAGGGCAGTCGGCTTAACAACCGCGCCCTTGAGGTGAAGGCACGGGTGGCGGAGTATCTTGAACCCCATGCAGTTCGCCAAGGTGTGGCAGAAGCCGACAAAGCAGAACAAGCGGTACTGACAGAGCGCGCTACCACTTACGCTACGGAGCAACTCGGTCGTCAACGCGCCGGTGCCGCGCGTGTGAACGAATCCGCTGCACGAGTGGCAGAGGCGACAGAAAAATCCGAGGTCGAGGGTATCCGCGCTGAGAACGAATCACTGGTGATGAAAGCTGACCGCGAGCGCATCGAAGATTTACAAGATGGCCTTGCTACGGCGTTTGAGTCTTCCGGCGGCGACCTCCACTCCGCACTAAACAACGATTTTTTCACCGGCGGTGTTGCTTCGCTTGCCGAGCGTTCTTTTGGCGTTGAAATCAGTGACGTTCAACCTCTTGCGGGTGGAGGTATGCGATTTACTACACAGGATGGACAGAACTACGATGTATCTGAGGATGAAGCGCTGTCTTTTATCTCCGACACCGATACTATCGCTGGTCATCTTGAGGCACAGGCCCAGAATCGCTTGGCTCAGCAGGCTGTGGCTGAGGAAGCAGGAGCTATTCGCCAACAGCACGCGGAAGATACAACGACGGCTGCCCAGCGACGAATGCAAGCCGGTGAATACGCCGCCCAGGGCGACAAGCTAACGCGAACATTGGCCGACTTACGTGCCCGCCGCGAGGAATTGGTGGCAGAAAACGGACGGGTGTCTGTATCTGATGGTGTTGGTACCATCCGTGGTGGTGTGGCGTCCGGTGTCCGCATGACGGATAACAGCCAGCAGATCGAAGCGATCGACACTGCGATTGGACAGATTAAGTCTAACTATCAGGAGCCTTTGTCACGTACCCCAGACGAGTGGCGTTCTGAACAAACGGCGGCAGGTGAGTATCTCGCGTCAGGAGACGAGCGTTTGGTTGCCTCGCTACGCAACTTGGGCGGCGCAGCTAATGAAGCACGTCTAGTGTCGCAGGCATCCGGTGGGGAAATCCCGCTCGATCAAGCCGTGAACAATCGCCTCGGTCGTGGCCCGAGCCTTGCGTCGCTCACGCCTACTGAGCGTGTTCAGGATCAGGCGGATGTGGCTCAGGCTAACGATACGATTGTGGCTTCTGTCGAGGACACCTTCGACCGCGCCCTTGAGACGCTCCAAGACAGCGTGGATGCGCGGGAGCTAGCTGATCGCGGAATGAAGCAAGACGATCTTAGCCGTGTGGCACGTAGCGCTTGGGCGTCGATGTTTAACAGCGAAGGACACACTGACCTTATCTCTGCGGCCTCCGGCTCACCCCGTGACCGCATTGGGGTACAGGTGTTGCTCGCCGCTGCGGCGAATGACGCAATGTACCAGGGTGGCGACGCAGGGCGTTTCATCAAAGAGACGCTTCGAGGCGCTTCCCCAGCGGTTATTCGCATGGCCTCGGAGTTTACTAACGATGACGCATTTGCAGATGTGCCGGATGGCGAACGTCTAAGAGCTGTCGACCGCGCCGTACAGCTTATGGAGCAGTATAATCTCAATGCAACCCAGGCTAAGACACGGGCGTTGCAGGAAATGAGGGACAGTCGCTAGGCTCGATTATTAGCAGAGCGTATAATGGGTGGCAATAGCCGCCCATTTTCGTTTCTGGAGCCTGTATGTCCGACAATAATGATTCCTACATCACTGATGGCGATACGTTTAACGACCCCGAACATGGGGCGGTGCGCGTTCGTGGTGTGGATACCCCTGAGAATACCCCCAAGTCGGGGATGCACCCAGGCGGTTGGCAGGCGACAGAGGCTACGCGACACGCGCTCCGTAATGGTTACGAGATTGGCCCGCAGGAAGGCACTACCTATGGGCGCGGCGTTCACGATGTGACGTTGCCCAACGGCGAGCGGCTATCAGACACCTTGATTCGCAACGGCCTTGGCTCGCCCACCGGTTTCTCGGACGCACAAAATAATGCAGCATTCGCTGCTGGTGTCGCTGATGACCTGTTTAATCGCCCCGCGAGCGACCCTTATTATCGTGAGCTGAGAGACTCTGCCCGCCGCCAGCAGGCGGATCGCTTGGCGGTGTTCCTCAATGGCGGTATGTCCGACCGTGTAGAGGCAAGCAACTACAAATACTTGGGCGAGGAAGAAGGTACTGCCAGCCGTGCCTGGGATCGTGGTGTGGCAGAGCTTCGGGCAACGGGTAACGCGTTCATTGACGTGATTGGCGGCGTTATCGGCTCTGAGACACTCCGCGAACGTGGTCGGGCGGGCATGGAAGAAGCCATGCTGGACGCTGCACGCAATCCTGCCAACGTCGCTTCATGGGAAGAGGTTGACGGTTTGGCCGACGTGGGCATGTTTGGACTTGAGGCGGTTATCTCCGA